CTGCTAAGAGACGCCCACGCCCATGCGCAACGATACCCGCACGCACGTCAACAACTTCACCAGCCAAGTGGCGAAGCTCAACGGCGTCCCGGACGCCACCCAGAAATTCGCCGTCGACCCCACCATTCAGCAGCGGCTGGAAAAGCGCATTCAGGAATCCAGCGACTTCCTTTCCCGCGTCAACATGGTCGGTGTCGACGAGCTGAAAGGCGAAAAACTCGCCCTCGGTGTCACCGGCCCCATCGCCGCCCGCACCAACGTCAATAACCAGGATCGCTCCACCCGCGACCTCACTACGCTGGATGCCCAAGGCTACGAGTGCCGAATGACCGAATTCGACACCCACCTGGGCTACAACAAGCTTGATGCCTGGGCCAAGTTCCCCAACTTCCAGGCCATGGTGCGCGATGTGATTGTTCGCCAGCAGGCGCTGGACCGCATGATGATCGGCTTCAACGGCACCTCCGCCGCCAGCCAAACCGACCCGGTGGCCAACCCCTACCTGCAGGACGTCAACATCGGCTGGCTGCAGCAATACCGCACTCAATCCCCAGCCCGTGTAATGAAGGATGGCAAAACCAACGGCAAAGTGCTGATCGACCCAACGGCGAATTCGACCGAGCCCGGCATCGTCGGTGATTACGCCACGCTGGATGCCCTGGTCTACGACGTGGTCAACAGCCTGATTGCCCCCTGGTTCCGCCGCCTGCCCGGGCTGGTGGTCATCCTCGGCCGCAACCTCATGTCAGATAAATACTTCCCGCTGCTCAACCAGCTGCCGCCAAGTGAGCAAATGGCCGCCGACCTGGTCATCAGCCAGAAGCGCATCGGCGGGCTACAGGGCATGGATGTGCCCTTCTTCCCCGACAACGCGCTCATGGTTACCACCCTGGATAATCTCTCGGTCTACTGGCAGAACGGCGCCCGCCGCCGTTATGTCACCGAGAACCCCAAGCGCAACCGCGTGGAAAACTACGAGTCCTCTAACGACGCCTACGTGGTGGAAGACTTCGGCGCGGGCTGCATGGTCGAGAACATCGAGCTTTCTGAAAAAGCCCTCAACGGCTAAGGGAGAATCAATGACCAGCCCAGCCCGCCGCCACTTTGAACGCGTCAGCGCCGCCCAAGCGGCCGCTGATGCGGGCATCCAGCCCATGCAGGGCGAAGCCTTTGAACTCATGCAAGCCGCGCTGTTTGAAGACTACCGCCGCCTTAAATCCACCCAATCCATGGAGAAAAAGGCCGATATCAAGCGCGAGATACTGCCCAACTACGCCGAGTACGTTGCCGGCGTATTGGAAGCCGGCCAAGGCGCCCAAGACGACGTGCTAATGCGCGTCATGCTCTGGCGTATCGACGCTGGCGACCTGGGCGGCGCCATCGCCATTGCCCGCTACGCAGTCAAGCACGGCCTGACCCCACCGGATCAATTCGAGCGCGGCACCGCCGCCATTATTGCCGAAGAGGTCGCCGATCAAGCGCTTAAACAGCTGGATGAAGAGGGAACCGACGCCACCCCGCTGCAAGCGCAGCTCAAGGAAGTCGAAACCCTTACCGCCGATGCCGATATGCACGACCAGATTCGCGCCAAGCTGCACAAGGCCCTGGGCTACGCCTGCCGGGCCACCGGCCAGTTGGAAGACGCCCAGGTCAATCTAGAACGCGCCCTGTCTCTTAACGACCGCATTGGCGTGAAGAAAGACCTCGAACGCCTGGAACGCGAGCTGAAACAGCGTGCGTGAAGAACAGCGCTGCGCAGCCAAAGGCTGACAGCTAACCGAGTCGACCGCCGACGTCAGGGGGCGCGACGTAAGAGCCAAGCACTAACACCTAAGCCCATGCTCACGCTCGAACGCCGCCCACCCCCTTTTTTAAGCAAGGCATTACTTATTCAGAGGCAATCAGATGAGCAGCTTTATCTCGACAGGCACCGCCACCAGCGAAAAGGCTGAACAGCCGATAGAGAACAGTCTCGAAAACAATGGCTTCTGGCCAGACATACAGCCCAGCGCTTTCCGCGAACGCCACCGCTTGGATAGCACCATCACCAGCGCCCGTATTGAAGGCGCGCTGCTAGCGGCCATGGCCACGGTGAACCGCACGCTACGCCACTGGCAAGCCGCCAAGGTAGACGCGGGCTATCACACGATGGATGCCTTACCGATCCCGGTCTGGCAAGCGCCGGGGGTATTTCGCGGCCTCTACCTGCGCGCCGTGTTCTCCACCGCTCACGCCAGCCTGATAGAACGCTACGCCGATTTTGACGCCACCAACAGCGGCCGCGAGCGCGCCGAACAATTAGTCGATCCCGCTGAAAGCTACCGCCGCGATGCCGCCTGGGCCATCAGTGAGATCGAAGGCCGCCCGCACAGCACGGTGGAGCTGATATGAGCAACGCAATAAAGACCGTTCGCGCCCAGCAAAACGACACCCTGGATGCCATCTGCTACCGCACCTATGGCACCACCCAAGGCATCACCGAGCAGGTGCTCAAGGCCAACCCAGGGCTAGCAGAGCTTGGGCCACTGCTACCCCACGGCACGCCGGTCACGCTGCCCGCCATCACCCAGGCCCCCAGCCGCGCCCCCACCGTGCAACTGTGGGACTGATATTTCCATGCGCCCACTGCCGCGCGCCCTTCTCTAATTTTTTGAGGCCCGCATGAGCCAGCCCTTCGAAATCACCACCGAAAGCGTCAAGGTCACGCCCCCGGCCATTGTCTCGCTGCTACACGTGGGCGGTATGAGCCCCGCCGACTGGGTAACGGTGCTAACGCTGCTGTATCTCGCGCTACAAATTGGCCTGCTGATACCGCGCTACCTAAAACGTATCCGCGACTATCTAGAGGAGCGCCGTCATGGGTCTTAAAACACGCATTGGCATTGGCGCCGCCGCCGGCGCCATCAGTATCGCCACCGCCGTCGTGTCGTATTACGAAGGGTTTGAGCCCACCGCCTACCGCGACCCCGTGGGCATCCCGACTATTTGTTACGGCCACACTGCCACCGCCCGCATGGGGCAAACGATTAGCCAGGCAAAATGCACCGCGCTGCTTCAAGCGGATCTCGGCCACGCCTTTGCCGCTGTGGATCGCCGCGCACGCGTAGAGCTACCACCGCCCACCCGTGCAGCGCTGGCCTCGTTTGTTTACAACGTAGGGGAAGGTGCGTTTGCCCGCTCTACCCTGCTGCGCAAGCTCAACGCTAGGGATCTTCGCGGTGCTTGTAATGAGCTAAGCCGCTGGGTCTATGCCGGAGGCAGAAAGCTTAATGGCCTGATCAAACGCCGCGCCACAGAGCGTGAGCTATGCCTTTCTGGACTGGACGTGGCCAAGCATGAACAGGAACCAACGCTATGAACCGCTTACTCGCCGCGCTAGTGATTCTCGCCCTGGTGATCACCGTCACCTGGGCACTCTGGCAGCGCACCCACGCCGCCGAGGCCCGCGCCGATCTCGCCGAACAACGACTGGCCGAATCACAACAGCGGGAACAGCAACACCAGGTAGTGATCAACGCGCTATGGGATAGCGCCCGCCGCCAGGCCAACCAACGACGCGCCCTGGCCCAGCAGCAAGCAAGCCTTGCCCGCACCGCCTCAAACCGCCTTACCACCATTGAGGAACTGCAACGTGAAAACGCCACGCTACGCGCTTGGGCTAACACTCGCCTGCCTGATGCTGTTAGCCGGCTGCGCCGCCGCCCCGCCGTCACCGGCGCCGATGCTTACCATCAATCAGTGCGCGCCCCCCAGCCCCTGCACGCTCCCGGCCAGCCACCCACAAACTAACGGCGAATTGCACCTGCAACTGGAACGCACTGAAGCCGCTTGGGCGCAGTGCGCGGCGGAAGTGGACGCCGTTATCATCTGCCAAGAGAACGCTAATGAAAAAGCTCCATCTGCTACGCGCCCACCTGATTAACGCCGTGCCAGCGCTTGTTAACGACCCTGAACGGCTGCTCACCTTCGTAGAAGAAGGCAGCATCGAATTTCGCAGCGGCCCCAACCTTACCCATGAATACCAGTTCACCGCCCAACTGGTGCTGACTGACTTCAGCGCGGATCTCGATACCATCATGGTGCCTTTGTTGCAGTGGCTAGCCGAATACCAGCCGGATGCCGACCCCACCGAGGCCGTTAGCTTTGAAGCCGAGATTCTCAGCCACACATCGGTGGACGTCGCCCTGCGCGTCAAACTCACCGAACGCGTGCTGGCTAAGGTGGATTGCGCCACTGGCCAGATCAAAGTCGATCACGCCCTGCCTCGCTTTGCTTCAAGCACCTGCCCAGCCACCCACTGGCAGCTGCTGATTCGTGATAGCGAGGCGCAACGTGGCACCCCAGGCGACTACACCCTGGCCGCCGAATGGGGAGAGGCTGCATCAGGAAACAAACAGCATGGCGAATGAGCTACAAGCCTTAGAAGAGTGGGTCGGCCCGCTGCTCGCCAAGTTGGATGTTAAACAGCGCCGGGCGCTGGCCCGCAGCGTGGCGCGGGATCTTCGCCGCCGCCAGCGCGAACGCATCCGCGCCCAAACCAACCCCGATGGCACGCCCTACGCCCCGCGCAAACCGCAATCTTTTCGTGCCAAGCAGGGCAGCCTTCGCCGCCGCGCCATGTTCAACAAGCTCTCCACCGCCAAATGGCTCAAGGCCACCAACCAAGGTGATACCGCCGTGGTGGGCTTTTTCGGCAACGTCGCCCGGCTGGCTAAAACACACCAATACGGCCTGCGTGACCGCGTTAGCCGCGACGGCCCACGTATCGAGTATGCCCAGCGGGAGCTGCTCGGTTTCACGGCGCTAGATCAAGAGCACATCATGGATTCTGTGCTAGCTCATCTAAACACGGTGTAACCGGCTCGGTGTAAATAGCCCTACTCACACCCGCCGCCGCTTCGCCTTCACTTAATGCCGCCGCAGGATAGCGGCTATGAACATTCCCGAACTGCTCCGCCTGCTGCACAACCTGATCCGCCTTGGCACCATCGCCGAGGTGGATCACACGGCTGCCCGGGTACGTGTCAAAACCGGCGAGCTGCTCACCGACTGGCTGCCGTGGCTGGAAGGCCGCGCAGGCACCACGCGGGACTGGAATCCTCCCACCCAAGGCGAGCAAGTGATTATCTTCTCCCCCGGCGGTGACCCCGCCGCGGGTGTGGTGTTAACGGGCATTGTCAGCGATGCCCGGCCTGCCCCTTCAAGCAACCCTGATGTGATCGGCCGCTGGCTACCGGACGGCACGCGTATCGAATACGACCACGCCAACAACCGGCTTTTCATCGACTGCGTAGGGCCAATCGAGGTCAAGGCCAACGGCACCGTGACCGTTGACGCCCCCCTGATCAAACACAATCAAGGCACCGGTGTCGTCACCCAGCAGCACATCTGCCACTTCACCGGTAACCCTCATGGCGACGGTAGCTCCACCGTTAAGGCAGGTAAGTAATGGCCCTGAGCAAAGCCCAGCTTAAAAACCGCATCATCAGCGAGATGCAATCCCAAGGAGCCACCGCCACGGGCGAGCATAGCTGGGTCAACCGTATGGCTGAAGCGATCGCCAATGCGGTGGTGGATGAAGTACAAGCCAACGCCACCGTGCCGGTCACCGGTGGTAGTTCCTCCGGCTCCTACAAGGTGCAATGACATGCCAGGCATGAACGCACAGAACGGTCGCCGGCTAGACTCACTGGCCCATATTCAGCAGTCCGTGAACGACATTCTCACCACGCCAATAGGCTCGCGAGTTATGCGCCGTGACTACGGCTCGCTGCTACCAGAACTCATCGACCAACCTTTGAACGGCCCCACCGCCCTGCGCGCCTACTCCGCTACCGTGGTGGCTTTGATGAAGTGGGAACCGCGTATTCGCGTGCAGCAAGTCACCCGGCACGTCTCCACCCAGCGCCCTGGCCGCTTTGATCTGATCATCACCGGCCAGCGGGTCGACAGCGGCGAAGGTTTCAGCCTGGCCGTACCGCTAAGGGGGAACGCATGAGCAGCCCCATCGACCTCTCACGGCTACCCGCGCCCAACATTATTGAGCCGTTGGATTTTGAAGCCATCCTCGCCGAGCGCAAAGCGCGGTTGATTGCGCTCACCCACGAAGCGGAGCGCGAAGGAATAACCAATCTGCTCGCTCTGGAGTCCGAGCCACTGGTCAAGCTATTAGAAGAGAACGCCTACCGGGAGCTGGTGTTGCGTCAGCGCATTAACGAAGCGGCCAAGGCCGTCATGGTCGCCACGGCCCGCGGCAGCGACCTGGACCACCTGGCCGCCCTGTTTGGCGTCACCCGCCTTGAGGATGAAAGCGACGATGCCTTGCGACAGCGCAGTGTGATGGCATTGGAGAGCTACCCCACCACCGGCTCGGTGGGCGCTTATGCCTTCCACGCCCGCAGCGCCCATGCCGATGTGCGCGATGTCGCCGTCACCAGCCCCACCCCGGGCCATGTGCAGCTGGTGATTCTGGCCAACAGTGGCGACGGCACCCCAAGCCAGGCAGTGCTTGAAGCGGTGCGCGCCGCCGTCAGCGATGAACGGGTGCGGCCTTTAACCGACAGCGTCGAAGTGATCGCCGCCCAGGTAACGCCCTACACCCTGCGGGCCACGCTGATCGTTGAGTCTGGCCCCTCCGCCGAGACCGTGCGCGTTGCCGCCGAAGCCGCAGTACGCGAATACGCCGACAGCCGTCATGCCCTGGGCGCCTTTGTCGCGCTCTCCGGTTTCGCTGCGGCCCTGCATCGCCCCGGGGTACGCCGTATCGCCCTGGCCAGTCCTGCGCAGGATCTCGAACTGCCCACCCACGGCGCCGCCTACCTGGCGGGCCTTGAGCTGACCACGGAGGTCACCCCGTGAGTGCCACGCTACTACCGCCCAACACCACGCCCATTGAGCGGCGTCTTACCGATACCACGGCTATCATCAGCGAGCTGCCTAGCCCACTTCGCCAGCTATGGAATCCGGCAACGATCCCCGCCGATCTGCTGCCCTACCTGGCCTGGGCGCTCTCCATTGAAGAGGAGTGGCACTTTGCGCGTACCGACCAGGAGCGCCGCACCCTGGTCGCCACCAGTATCGATCTGCACCGCTATAAAGGCACCCCCTACGCCGTGCGTCGCGGGATGCAGCTGCTCGGCTTTCGTGATGCCGAGATCATCGAAGGGTTACCCGCCGTTCATCACAATGGCGAGATTACCCGGGATGGCCATCACGCCTTCGCCGGTGCTGCCCGCTGGGCGCTGTTTCGCGTCGCGGTTGACCTGGGCAACCAGGAAGGGCTCGACCGCCAACGCATCGCCCGTATTCGGCACATCATTGAGTACTACAAAAACGCCCGCTCACACCTCTACGCGCTCACCTTCCGCGCCAATCTCTCCAGCGCTGTGGATCGCCCCGCCCGGCTGTTGTTACCCCTCGCCGTGGGGCTGCAGCTACACAGCGCCAAGGGAGTGCGCGACGGTCGGCTCTCTCGCGGCAGCGTTCGCCGCTACCGCCGCGACGGCGAGCTGTCCTTCAACGGTGAGACCCGACGCAGCCATCGGGTCGTGATGGCAACCACCCGCTACCAGGCGGGCAGGCTCTACTGGCGGCACCCCTTACGCCTGCGCCTGCGCGCATCGCTAACCCGCGAGGCTCTGCTGCCCCGGGATGGCCGCCTGGCCTTTGATGGGTCAGCACGCCGGGGCCAGCCCATGGCCACCGTGGCGCCGCCAACCCTTCGGGTTACTCGCTCACTGCCCCGCAACGGGCACTTCACCCGGCAGGGCTTCGGTCCTGATCGCCGGGGCGCCGTTACCTACGGCACCGGGCACCCGCGTGGCGGCCATCACCGCTATCACCCTAAGACACGACAAGAGGCATTCGCATGATCACCGAAGGGTTCTATACCGCGCTGGGGCGGTTACTGGCATCCGCTGACCCGGCCGCCGTGGTCGCCGAGGTCGGTTTCGGTACCGCCGCGACCACCGAAACGTTTGAAGACACCGCGCTGGAAGGTGGCTACCGCAAGCCCATCGAGCGCATTGAGGTCGACCCCGCCAGCCCCCGGGCCATTCGCGTGTATTGGCGACTCGACCCCAGCGAGGCTAACGGGCTGATGATCCGCGAAATCGGGCTGTTCACCGCTGACGATGTGCTCATCGCACGCGTGGCACGTGGCTCGGCCATTGAGAAAACCCCCGACATGGAACTGGGCGACTGGTTCGAACTTCAGCTTTAACCCTTCAGTACTAATCTTGCAGGACTAACGAGGTACCGCTATGGCCAACATCCCCCGTAAAGAAACCCCCGACTTTCCCGATGTTTACGTGCTCGAAGAGACCGACCCGGTCACCGGCGGTCTCGACGGCATCGACAACTTGCCGCACAAACAGCTCGCCGAGCGTGATGACTACCTGCTCACCCGGATCGACCCGCTGGAAAAGCGCACCACTGCCTACGAACAACGCCTGCAGTCGGTGGAAATCTCCGGCTCGGTCAGCGTTGGCCGCGCCTTCCCCATCTGGCTGGCAGAGTCCGACCAGGGCGCTGACTTTGAACTGTTTGCGGATGCCGCCTACACCTGGCGGGACTACGCCCCCGCGGCCATTGTCGCTACCGTGGCGGGGGATGAATCCGTTGACGTGGCCACCACCAATAACCTAGTCGTGGGCGACACTTACCTGATCCACGATGCCGATGGATCTAGCGAGGTGGTCGAGGTTGAGGCGATCCTCACGGCGAACCGCTTCCGGACCACCGCGACACTGGGCAAGACACGTACCAACACCGGCTACCTGGCGCGCACCAACTGGGATATTCGCGCAGGCTTTGCCCTGGCCGGTAACGGCCGCTACTTCTCCCGGGAAATCAAAACCCTGCGCTACGACGACGCTGGCCGCTTGATCATTCGACGGTTGGCAGGCGACGGCAACGTGCGGGTAAAAGCGCGGCGCACCAATATCCCCACCACCGGCTGGATGAATGCACCGCTCAAGCGTTCGGCGTCTACCGAAGATGGTTTCACCGACCTTGAATTCCGCTTGCCGGTGGGTGGCACCATCGAGCTGCAGGTCGAGACCCAACTAGGCGACAGCGGCGAGCTGATCGAGATCCACTACCTGGTGTGCCTGCCAGAGGTGCGCGCCGGCCGTGCTGATGCCGTACGCAAACCCACCAATGTCGCGCCCGGTGAAGGCGCCACCGATGTGATGGAGACCCCGGCGCTCACCGGCAACGCCTACTACTCTCTGTACGGCATCGCCCACCAGGCCGCCCAGTTCGAGGTCGCCACCGATGCTGACTTCGCCAATATCGTCTACCAGGGCAGCGAACCCACACCCACTACCCAGCACACCGTGGCCAGCGGCTACCTGACCACCAACCAGGTCTATTTCTGGCGCTGCCGCTATCAGGATGCTGAAGGCACCTGGTCGCCCTGGTCAAAGCCGAGCGGATTTTCCACCGGGGCAGTCTTTGAGTACGTCGCGCCGCCGGTGATCTCCTCGCCTTCCGCCGACGCCACCCGAACCAGCCTGCTGCCCGCCATCGTCACCGCCGACTTTGAAGCGGTAGGCACGGTCGACACCCACGCAGCCAGCCAGTACCAGATCGCCACCGACAGCGCCTTTGGGGTGATGGTTTACGACAGTGGCACGGTGACCGACCTTCTCAGCCACCAGATCACCACCGCCCTGGCCCGTGAGACTCGCCACTACCTGCGCGTGCGTCACCAAGGTACGGCACTGGGCTGGTCAGACTGGTCGGTGGTACGCGGATTTACCACCACCAACAGCGCTGACCAACCGAGCATTACCGCCCCGGCCGATGGCGCCACGGATGTGGCTTTTAACAATGGCCTAACCGTGACCGCCTCTAGCTTCAGCTTCCCCGGCGGCGGCGAGGCTCATGTGGCTTCAGACTGGGAAGTGCGTGATACCAGCAGCGGAGAGGTGATCGCGAGCCGCACTGACGACGGCGCTAACCTGACCAGTTGGGTCGTACCTGGCATATCGCTGGCTGCGATGACCGACTACGAGGCTCGCGTTCGCTATAAGGGCGCAACCACCGGGTACAGCCCCTGGTCAGCGTGGTCATCCTTCGCCACCAGCATCCCCACCGGCGAAGCGATTTTTACCAGCGTGGGTACCACGGGTTGGGTGGTTCCGGCTGGTGTTACGTCAGTCAGTGCGGTCGCTATTGCTGGCGGCGGTAATGGCTCCAGTTCAAATGCGAGGTATAAAGCTGGCGGAGGCGGGGGTAACAGCTGGAAAAACAATATCCCTGTTACGCCAGGAGAAACATTATCAGTGGTCGTTGGTGAGGGTGGCCCCGCACTCGACAGTTATCTAGGGGGCCCTGGCGGATCTAGTTCACTGTCCACCGTACTGACAGCTGAAGGTGGGCAGCATGGTGGCAGTGCCACCAATAGCGGATTAGGTGGATTCCACGTAGGTGGGGATGGTGGAGGCAAAGGTGGCAATGGAGGCCAAGGTGGAGCGGATTCATCTGGGGGTGACGGCGGCGGTGGCGGTGGTGCCGGTGGTTACACAGGGAATGGGGGAGACGGTGCCGCCTGGAATTCCAGCTCCAGCTTTCCTGGCACTGGCGGAGGTGGCGGCGGCGGCGCTGGCGGCTACCAAAGCGGCGGTGGCTATGGCAACGGTGGCAGCGGCGGCGGTGTTGGCATCTACGGCGAAGGCAATAGTGGCGAAGGTGGCTCAGGATACCATGCCAACGGTGAGCCAGGTTCTGGTGGCGACGGGTTCAAGTATGGAGGCGGAGGTGCTGGCTGCTACTTCGCATCCAGCGGCATCGGGGGCCAAGGCGCTATCCGCATCATCTGGGGGCCGGGCCGTTCTTTCCCGGATAACGCGGCATGAACCAATACGCCGTGAGCTACACCACGCCGGTCGCCACCGGCGTGGCCACCGTCAACGCAGTGGGCATCTTCGCAGCGCAAGCCGAAGCCACTACCGCTGTACACATTCTCACCGGCCACTCGATTGATGCCATCCAGATCACCGCCGTGCGCGATGCGCACGGCACTACCCTTTGGGAGCCTGAACCATGACCCGCTATGTACGTATTAACGATGATAATCAGTGCGTCGAGTTTATCGACTTCGAGCCACACGGCCGCTTTCACCCCTCAATTCGCTGGCTACCCGTACCGGAAGCTCTGCAGGGGCTGATCAATCACGACTATATCGCCAACGGCGACGTTATCGAGCCGCCCTTCCTCGACTACTTGCGCGAACAGCTGAAAGGCAACCTAGCCACCCACCGCTTTGATGTGGAAACCGGCGGTGTCGAACTACCGGACGGCTCCCGCATCCTCACCGATCGTGAAAGCCAGGCACAGCTCACCAGCGCGTTTCAAACGTTAACACAGCCCTTTGTGGAAGAAATCGAGTGGAAAGCTGCAGGCGGCTGGGTCACGGTTACGGAGGTGGAGCTACGCCCCATCGCCCAAGCAGT